TTTTTTTTTTTTTATTTCTGCGTTCCTGTTCACAAAACCACCCCAAACAGCCCTTTAGTGAATTTTTATAATAAAACAAGGAGGTTTTTAATATATGAATAAATTAGAATTGCTTAAAGAACCATTGCATTTTTTGGGTTCTCAAATATATAAAGCTTCTGGAATTAAACTAGATTTTACATATTGTAAAAGAAGAAGAGATAGATTTAATCCAGAAGAGCCAAGTGATATGATAGATATATACCCTGCTTTTCTTTTTTATATAGGTAATACTAATAGGAGAGATGTGGACCAAAACTATGATGGTGCTTATGATACATTTAAAATTATTGTACAAGATGATACTACATCTCTTAATTATCCTAAAGTAGATATGGAGATTAAGGTTGAAACCCGTGATGAGAATGATGATATCGAAGAAGACTTAGATTTAGCCGAAGCTCTTGCAAAAGACTTATCAGCTGTAAAGGAAAGATACGGGATTAATAGACTTATGATAGTAATAGATGAGTTATATCTTGATACAGTTAATGATAAGATTAAAGCTGAGACAATAGAGTCAAGACTTTTAAATGAAAAGATAATGCAAGAGTTCACACCTCTTATCATATCTTATCTAAATAACTTTGGAAGACTAGCTTCAAGAATAGGACAAATACTTAAAGCTAATAGACTTATAGCTCCATTTTTGGAACTTGTAAGAGCGATAGATGGTAGAGTTGCTGAATTTTCAAATGATTATTCGGTAGTAGATAGATGGAGAGATTCGTCTGATATGAAAGCCAAATCATATACTTTAAGAATAGCTTTATGTAATCTAGTTATCTATGAATGTATAAATGATGCTATAAAAGGAAATACAAAAGGCTTAAGAGTTATGGATTCGACTATCGCTTATATAGTAAGGAATATTCTAAATACTCACATGAGCACAAAGCTTATGAATGTTGAAGTTGTTTTAAAAGCAACTATGTCAAGACTTACAGGAACTCCATTTGATTATATGTTATCAAGAATAATGAGAGCTTGTAATAGTGGATTTGCTGAAACACCAGAAAACTTCAACTCTATGGAATATTCATTTGAAGGTGTAGTTGAAAGTAACTTTAGATATGGAGAAGTTCAGCCTAAAGATATGACAAAGATACTTACTTCAAAAGAGCTTTTGAAGTATGCTGAATCTTATGATATCTTAGAAGCCTTGCAAGCTAAGATAAATAAGAGAGAAATAAGAATGTATGCTGAGTCTATCACATTTACTGAAGATGAAATAGAAGCTGAAATGATGAAAGTTACCAATATGGCAAGAGAAGCATCTATTGCTAAAATAGATATGGAATATATCACAACTAAGTATTCTAAAAAGGATGCTATAAATAACGCATACATTGTATTACAAGAGTGTCAAGCGTTAAAGAGAAAGCTTAAGACTAAAGAAGCACAAGAAGCGTTAAAAGTGGTTATAAACACGCTTCAAAAAGATATAGAAGAAACTCGTAAATTTGACCACAAGAAATCAAGAATGTCTATAAATATTGCTTACCCGTCTGGATATGAAGGTTAATTATTATGGGTATGGATTTTAATAGATTTTTAGAAGATGACGAAAATCCACAATTTTCCAATTATAAAAGAAATGTATCTCAAGATTTAAAAGAGTTTCTATCTCAAGAAGAAAATGTAGATGTTAAATTTGATGCTAAAGCTATTCGTATAGCTGAGAGTTTAGTATCTATGGACCATGTGGGGGATTATGATGATGATGACCCTGCAAGATATGCTTATATGAATAAGTATAATCCAGATGAGTCAGTTCTTCCTGAAGATACAGACACACCAAGAGCTAGATATGATTATAAAGGACAAATAGATGTAAATTTTGATATTGAAAAGAATGCTGTTATACATCAAGACAGAGAACCTAAAAACACTATGGATTTGATGTATGACGATTTGCTTTCTCAGTTTCCAAATAAGCGTCCACCAGTACAATTTAACTCAGGTAACGAGTATGCAATTAACTTTGCTAAAGTTCTATTTAATTTAAAAGTAAAGAGGTGGTGGTTACCACTACTTCTTACTAACCCAGCTCTTGATAATGTAGACCCATTTTCTCCCGATTTAACTCAGGAACAAAAAGAAGCAATACTTCAAGAGTCTACAACTAATCTTATTTATTATTGTCGTGAAGTAGTTCGTATACCAACTCCGGCTGGACCTACAAAGATGAAGTTTCATATAGGTTCTTTTACATCTATGTATTTAACTGCAAATGATATTACATATTATCTTGAACAACCAAGACAAACTTACAAATCTGGTACAGATAATGCTCTTGTCGGTTGGTGCTGGAACCTTGCTTGCCGTAATTCAAATATGGCATTATTTGCAAATAACTTACCAAAAGCAAAGGATAACTTACAAGCAGTAATAGACATAGTTGAGCTTTTACCACCATATATGCAACTCTTTAGATATGCAACTAAAGAGGACTCATCTGGTAATATACAGATAATGGATTGTGAAAACTACGCAAAAACTATGGAGATACATCATAAGCTTTGGAATAATAAGATATATGCTGGAACAACCGGTCAAACTAAAGAAGGAGCGATGAAGACTGGACGGGGAAAATCGCTTGTTAAAATAGGATTTGACGAAATAGGTTGGTCTAAATATAACTGGTTTGCATACGGCTCAGCTCAACCAGCTCATGAAGAAGCGGCAGCCAATGCTGAAAAGGTTGGAGCACCACATAATATTACTATGACATCAACTCCACCCGATGCTACAACTAAAGAGGGAGAATGGTTATATAAGCTTTTATTTGAAGATTGTGTTAAATTCAATCTTATAATGTTTGACTTGTCAAAGGAAGAATTAAAAGAGTATATGAGAGCAAATGGTAATAAAGATATAGTCTTTTGCTCTTTTGCTTATAATGAACTAGGATTTACTCAAGAATGGCTTGTTGAAAGACTTAGAAAACTAGATAGAGAAGTATTCGATGTGGAAGTTATGCTTAAATGGAAAAGAGTTTTAAATCGTTCTCCATTTTCAAGAAGAGCCTTAGAACTTATTGAAATATATACAAAGAATACTCCTATGAAAGAGATAATACTTAATAATAGATTTGTATTTAATACTTTCCCGGGGTTTGAAGAATCTAAGCTTAAAAAGATAGTAATAGGTGTCGATATAGCTGGTGGTGGGGGAACTGATAAGTCTGACTATTCTACTATGGTGGGAGTAGACCCTAAGACTACTAAGGTTCTATTTACATTTAGAACTAATACAGAAGATACGGAAATCTTCTCTAAAATAATAATAGACTTCTACAGGAAGTACACACCTAACGCAATAATAGTAGTAGAAAGAACTGGTATAGGTAAAGGGGTTGTAGATAAGCTGAAACATTGTTCGGATATCGTCGATAACCTATACTATGAATCTACAGCGTCTAACGCTTCTTATTATATTAACTCATCTGACGGTAGAATAACTAAAGGTCAATATGGTTTAAATAACGACCATACAGTACGGGAAACTATGACTAAGGAAATTCTAAATACAAGAGTTAATAGATATAAGACATATTTCAACTCTCCTGATATTGCAAGAGAGCTTATGAATTTAACCGTAACAGGTTCTGGAAGAATAGACCACTTACCCGGATATCACGATGACGTTATAATGGCATATCTTATGGCTTTATATGTATTATATAAAGATATGGATATGGATATTAAATTCGGTATAATGCCACCGAATGTTCCAGATGATGATGCTTTATCTTATAATAAAATGGATGCTTTTGATATAAGGATTAATCCATTTGAAGGACTTACAGAAAAGGAAATAGAGCTAGAGCATAAGAAAATGGATGCATTAAATGACGGTGGATTTAGTGGTTTTAAAACTCTTGAGGGGGATACTTATAAACGGGCAACTGAAAATTCTCAGTTTGTCTCTATGGCTGAAAGTTTATTTGATAATTCTACGGGTGCTGAGGACAGAGATATAACCTTAGGTGCTCACTCTTATTTCGGTAATGGTAAAAGAGTGAATAGACTTAAAGGTAAATCTCGAAGTCCGTGGTAGAGAAAGGAGGACAAGATGTTTTATCTTCTAAGATTGGGATTAAATTTATTGACATTTTTTGCGGCGTCGTTCTTACTACTTTATATTTATATAAGAACGTGGAAAGAACAGGCGTCAAAGTTTTTTAAAGTGTGTAGTTTATCTATTGGTATATTATACTTCCTAAGTTTACATAATATATTATTTACATTCATTCTTATTACTCTCTTGAATATACTTACAACTTATATATTCGTGAAGTATGGTAGATTCGCAAGATTGTTTACTTTCTCTACACACGACAATGATATGGATATCATTGGAGTATACTAGAATAAAAGATAGTGGTGGGCTGGTGCCCACCAACTTCTTTCAAACAAATATTATTTCTAATATCTGTAACCTCTCATATCATATAATGCGACACGCACAACATATTCATTTCGTTTTTTAAGTTTCATCTGAATTCCCAAATATTATTATGAATAATATTTATTAGATATCATGTCAAAAATGCGACACGCACATTGTTAATGTGGTGATTAATTACTTTAAATCACGTTCACATACTCTCACATTTGATTTTTTCAATCAATTACAAGTTTTTTCAATTTCGATATAAAGCGACACGCACATTATAGAATTTTTATTTATGAACAATAAAATTCCTCTAATAATTCACTGTAATGTCTAAATTAATATTATAAAAGAATCATATTAATTTTACATGATAAAATTTGAAATGTTGTATTATTTCAAATCACCAATATATACATATATTCTAAAACCTGCCGTTCAAGAAATTCCTAAAAGAATTTTCAAGTTTCATATATATGTATATGACCGAATTTACCGACACCACTTTCTCATTATATACCGTTTGTATACTTATCGAAAGTTATTTAATTGTAATGGTTATTCTTCATACCTATCAAAATTAACATTAACTGGTGCTTGAGATATTACCTTTTCATTATTTGAAATAATAACCCTACCGTTTGTATCGACAAACTCAGGATAATTTAATTTCATATAGTCTTTTACTCCAGTTCCGTTAATATCATTACCATTCACAATACCTCTAAATCTTTTTCCTATTGACAGCATGTCATATGCGAATTTAGTTCGCTTCACTATTAGGTCTTCATGGTTAGATGTAGGATACGAATTAACCAAGATAGTGTTACTAGAAACTGTATTTTTAATATAAGTGTAAATTTGAGATACACTAAATATAGCTATCTTTTTAGTATTCATATCAAGATAATAAAATCCCTTAAGAAGATTATCTGAGTTTCCATCTTCTACAAACTTATAAATCTTATTATCTTTTAATTGATAAATAGATAAGTTATCGTCGTGACTATCTGGAAATACAGGATTTATTGAAGCGTCCAAGTAATTACCATCTAGCATATTATGAAGATTATCTATAGGTATCAAGTGTCCACCATAGTATACTTTAGAATAATCGTTTAGATATTCTTTAGGTATTATATCAGACACAGTTCCTATCTTCTCATCATATACATCATCAGCGTGAGCAATAACAGTTACATTTTTGATACTTTCTACTTTCTTCTTTAAGAATATAAATAAGTTATTATTATAATTTACAACTTCATAGAAATGTGGACGAATAAAATGCCCGTCTACAAATAGATGTAGAGATTTATCAAGTCCTGCTGTTTCATATAAAGGAATAAGATTAAGTTCATCATCTATTGTATTACCTTCAGCTTTTCCAAACTTCATCACTTTATTAACCACTAAATCATATCTTCTTGAAAATAGTGGTTCTACTATAGCTTCCATAGATTCTAAGTTATCATAATTATCAAGTATATCCATAGGAATAGTTATTTTAGATAAACCTAGTCTATCTTCTCTTTTAAATCCTTCGTGAAAGTATTTTCCATTTATGTAGATAGAAATAACCTGTGAAAATCTATTAGGTACGAAAAATACGTAGTTTGTACCTTCTTCTGTAATCTTCACTTCATTTCTTATTTTTGAGTATTCTTCCCCTAGCATATCAAGAGCAAATTGCTTTGATATAGATTTAATATTACTAAAGTATGTATCATCTTTTCCGAAGTCCATAGTAAGTCTTGGGTCATCATTTGATATAGTTTGTAAATTCGCTCTTAACCCTTTCACAAAACTTCTAAGTTCTTCTTTGGAATTACAAGCGTCTATAAATTCACTATATAAAGCTCCCACATCACCTTTATCTTCCTTTTCTTTACTATATAGTATAAGAAGTTTAGTTACTGTAGTACCTGTTCCTATTTCATCTTCTAAGGCTTTAATATCAAGTACAGCAGAGCTTTGATTCCAAGAAGTATAATTTATATCACGAAATTCAAATCCTTTCTCTCCAGCTCTTTCGTACACTATAACTCCTATAGAAGATAATATGTCCTTTGAATCTCTCATTTCAATAAGAGCGGTTTTATTTGAAACTGTATTTCCAAGCTTAACTCCAGTGCCTACTTCTAAATCAGCAAGACAAAGTGTATAAGGTTCTAATGGTTTTCTACTAGAAAATACTTCTATATGATTTAAACTCATCTCCATATACAAATTCTCATAAAGATGTATAGCTCCAGTTTTAGGAGCATCTAAGAACTTAACTACATCGTTACCAGTTGATATAAGTATAGTACCGACAGTTGCTATAGTTTCTTCCTTAGGAACTACTATAAAGAAAGACTCATCTACAAAATACCATCTAGCATTTTTAGAATTAAGATAAGTTTTATAATCTAATAGCTGATTAAATACTTTAAAAAATATTTGATATTTACCAAAGTCTGGAGTAAATTGTAATTCTTGAATTTGATATATATCATACATAGTCTCAAAATGTCCTCTACCGATATTCCCTAATGTATCTAAAAACTCCATAGTTGGACTAACGAGTTTAGTTAGAGTAAATTTATAAATACCAATAAGCCCGTCGATATCGACGGGTTTTGACATATGAGGTTTTAACTTATCAAAGAAGGTAGTTTTTCTACCATCTGTAGAATCAATAAAGGTTCTCATTTAAAAACCTCCTTTATAAAGATTGTAGAACTTCTCTTGCCACCGCAATACAGAAAGGTTGAAGTTCTGTTTTAATAGATGAGCTTCTATAAACTGCATAGTTATTATAATACCCTGAAGCTAGTGCACACAAATAAGGTACATAGTCAATAGCAAATACATTCGGACTTCCTAAGATTATAGATATTCTTTGTCTTATAAACTCAACTGAAACTTTATCTTTTAAAGCTGCAAAGTTTCTTTTAAGTATTTCTACAAGTCCATGAAATGATTGCCATAACTCTTTCGGAGTTTCTAAAACTAGCTGATTTATAAATGCTTTTTCATTATCATTTTCTATCTTAGCTTGATTTATTGCACTTTCATGTACATTCTTATTAAGACCAAAGTGGTGTCCTAACATAAATCTTGCACAGATATATTTAAGATATTTAGCATTTGCTCCACTTGCAAATATAGATGAACCCGATATACCTATAGTTAGTATTCTTGTATAAAGTTCAATAAGCAAGTATCTCATTTGGAAATTAGCACATATCTTTGTGTAATTAATAAGAGATTTGTAAACAGCCCACGCACCTTGACAAAGTCCTATCAAATCATTTACATTAATTTTAAACTTACCTTCTTCTTCTGTACAATAAGATGTAGCATTCACTATAACTTGTACAGCTCCTGATGATTTATCAATAAGTGGAGCATAAGGAAGATACATTCCTACAGCAACTAAAGGATTATACTTAAGTACAATCTTCTTTTCATTTATCAAATTCATAATATCTCTTTTGAACATCTTGTTCGAGTTAGCTTCGTAAAGTAAAAAAGCTTCGGGTGCTGATGTTGCATCTACATCGCGACCAGATATAAGCTCTGCTACTTTACCTGACAAATTATCAACTTTATCCATTATTTTCCATAAAGAAGATAAGTCAGAAAGCTTTGCTTGATTCGTTCTAATCATATATTTTAAACCTCCTAATTATCAAATTTTTACTAACAAATTTTTGGGTGTAAGCCCTCAAATTTTAACTAAAGGGCTGTTTGGGAGGACTTTATGACAACACTAAGACACATTAATATTTCAGACTTACACTTATCAGTGTATAGCGAACCTACAGATTATATAGCTGAGCTTATGCTTATAATTGATTATATAGATAAATTAAAAGATAATATAGATGTACTAACATTTGCTGGAGATATATTTGATAGAGTGTATCCAGCAAATCACAAAGTAATACAAATAGCGGTTGACTTTATGACAACTATTGCTGAAAGAGCAAGACTTTATGATTTTAAAGTATTCTTACTAAAAGGTACATTATCTCACGATAATACGCAACTTGATATATTTGCATCGTTAGAAAGTCCATACTTTCATATAGTAAGAGAAGTAGAGTTTATAGATGTAGAAGGAGTTTTGTTTAGATTTATTCCTGAGTATTATTCAAATACTTATGAAGAACTATATGAAGAAGCTTTAACTACTAAAGCTGATGTAACTGTATATCACGGTTCTATAGAATCAGCTATGCCTTATGCTAAGGCTTTAAAAGCTGATACTCATAAGATGGCACAAGTAATAAAAGATAGAGATATAATAGAAACTACAGGAGGATATACAGTTTGTGGACATATTCATAATAGAGTGAGTATTGCTGATAATATCTGGTATACAGGTTCTTTTTCTTCACATTCATTTTCAGATGCCGGAGTTAAGAAAGGTTTTGATGATATAATATATGATATAGAAACTAATACGTTTCAAGTTAATTTTATAGAAAATAAACTTTGTAGAAAGTATACTATCTTAGATGGTACAGATATATGCAAATCATCTGTAAAAAAAATGAAAGCTTTTTTTAATGATTTGAAACTTGATAAGAAAGCTAAAGATATTATAAGAATAGATGTAGATACTAATTCTTATAATGATGAAGAATATAAAAACTTATCATTTATTATGTCATCTTATAAAGGGATATTTCAATTCAAAATTGAAAGACAAGTTAAAACTCAAGAAGTTAAATCTATAGAAGAAGATGCAGAATATGTATTATCTCCTACTATTCCTTTAACTCATAAGATACAAAAGACAATAGAAGAAATATATGAAACTAATTTATCTATAGATAGAATAAAAGAGCTTTTAGATATTTCTGATATTCAAAAACTCACAATTAATGAAGAAAATAAGGAAGGGGTTCAGTTATGATAATACCTATTAATTATGCAACGCTTACGCTACTATTTAGTATAGTACCACACTTTAGACATAATAATGAATTTCTAGCAAATCTAAAAGAAGCTCTTGTGGATTTAAAAGTATCGAGAAAAGATGCAAGAGAGCAAGATATAGTTAAATGTATAGAGATTATGCTTAAATATATACAAGATGGAATAACACTTGATGCTGAAGGACTTATTCGCATATCATCAACCGATGAGACTATGGGTTCTGATGTATATGCTAAATACTTACAAGCTACAGAGGATAATAAAAAATTTATAGCATCTCTTGTAGATTTTTTATCCGTAAATAAAGTAGCTTTAAAGAAAATGGATAGTATAATGACAAAACTTACATATTTACAGGCTTCTCCTACAAATACTGTAATGAATGAGTATCAAGATATAATAAATGATTTTAAATCGGTAGCTATAGATATATCAACTAGAACTACTAAAGCAAATAATAAAACTGTAAAATTCTCAAGAAGTTCTAAAGGACTTGACAATATCATAACTCAGTTAAGATATGAAGATTCAAATGCTTTATCAACTGGTGTACCAGCTCTCGATGATTTTATGGGTAAACTAAAACCAAAGAAGCTGTATGCAACTATAGCACTCTCTGGAGGCTTTAAATCGGGATTTTTAGAAAATGTAACTTTAGGAGTTGCTAAGAATAATCCTAATGTGGATAAGATACCCGGTAAAGAAAACTGTGTACTTCATATAACTTTAGAAAATGATACTTTACAAGTATTTAAAAGATTTGTAGATTGGCATATGGAAGAAAAGATGTTTTCAAGAAAATTAATTGATATGTCAGATGCTGAAGTTACAGGAATAGCTCATAAATATATAGCTCCTCAAAATGATAATGAAATGGCAATAGTAGTTCGTGAATTCCACAGATATGATATAGGTCCTGATGATTTAGATGCACTTGTTGCTGAGCTTGCAAATGACGGCATGAGAGTTATGCTTATAGTTCTTGACTATGCTGATTTACTTGCTGTACCTATAAATAGAAATGATACAGATGATAAATCTAAAACTGATTTGGTTAAGAAGTTTGAGAACTTAAAACTTGCCGCTCAAAGACTCAATGTACCAATAGTAACAGCTGGACAATTTAATAGAGAGGGAGAAAGAGTAGCACAAGAAGTAATAGGAAGAAGAATGTATCCAAGCCCACTTATGGGTGGACAACTAAACGCTTCTCATGTCGCTGGTGGATTTGGACTTAAATTCCATGTGGAATCTTTACTTATTCAATTCAGAGGTAGATACAATAATGTAACTATGCTTCATATGCTTCTTGATAAAGATAGAGATAATAATAAAGAGATAAATGAGTTATCAGTAAATAATGGACATAAAGGAAATTTAAGATTTTTTAAATTTAAAAAGAATGGATTTAGAATATCTCCAGAACCTGAAGATGTTTATGATGATATAAGAGATGTAATGCCTGATGACCCTAATTCAATATTAGGTAAATTGAATGAATTTGATATGATGAAGATACCACCCGAAATGCAAGCAAAACTTGATGCTGACCTTGAGGAAGCTAGAAGAATAGCACTTGGTGATATGTTACTTCAAGAGCAATTAAAGAAATAGCGATTTACACAATCGTTATTTTTTAATATATATTATATATGTGTAGCAGTACAAAATAAATAAAATTTAAGGAGGAAAAGTTATGCAATTAAACACAAAGAAATTTAGAAACGGTAAAGGATTTAAGAGTATGGCACCAGAAAGTGTCTTTTTAAATGAAAAGGTTAAAAGGGGAGCTCACTGGAGCGACCAATGGAATGCAACTATAAATGCATTGGAAGGGTACTTATCTGAATATCAATACAAATTCACAGACCCTAAGTTTTTAAATCAAACTGCTGGTTGGTTTGGAAATGAAGAAGCAGCAATACCTGAAAACTTGGCAAAATGGATGAAAGAAAGAGATGGACTTTGTGAAGGTGCTGAAAAGTTCAAAAAGATGATAGATAAGAATACTTACGATGAAATGCAAAAGGTATTCTATATCGACAGAGTAAGAAAGTTAAATGATTTGGATACTGACCTTGAAGTATCAAGATATGCTGTCGATATGTTTATGCTATCTAAAGTATTCAAGGTAGTAGTTAATAACTACGATAGTTTAACTAAAATCCTAAAGGATGCAGTAAGCGAAGGACTTGTTGACCAAGCTGTAGTTAAAGCTATTGAAGAGCTAGGAATTGAAGTAACTGAAAAAGAAGCAAAACCAAAACTAAATCTAGTTATGGATGAAGAACCAATTAAGAAGAAACCATTTAAGAATAATGCATTTGGGTTCTATAGAGAAGAAGAACCTAAAGAATCTCGTTTTGCTAAATATATGGAAGACGACGATGATGATTATTATGGTAATGGTGGATTCGGATATTCTGGTGGTGGTTTTGGTGGAGGAGCCTTCGGTGGAGGCGGAAGTGGATTTGGTTCACGTAGTGAAGGATTATTTGGCGGTGGTTCTTCAAATAGTGGATTTACTTCAGCTTTCGGTTCTAGTAATAAGAAGTCTTCGCAATTCTCATTCGGTAGCAGTGGTGGAAGTGGGAAATCAAGTGGTTTCACATTCGGCAAATCAGATAGTATATTTGGAAATCCCGCAGGTAACGGGAATACAGGAGGCTTATCCTTTGGTAAAAGTGCCTTCAATACATCAGGTGGTAAGACTTGGGAAAAGTCACCAAATTTTGGAAGAAGATAAATTAGTAGCATAAATAAAATAATATTTAAGGAGGAATAAAATGTTTGGAGATTTTAGAGGTTATGACAATCAAGGAGAAAACAAAAAGGTTCAAGAAAGAGTTAAAGAGTTAGCAGGAGCTATGGTGGAAGCTTATCAATCAAGTTCATCAGTAGAAGATGTTGCAAGAAGATATGAAGAACTTATAAGAGAAGCTGGATTCCAAATATTGGGAAGAGGACAAAACAGAGTTGCCTTTAGAGTAGAAGGTTCTGATTGGGTTTACAAAGTTCCTTTTAGAGAAGTTGGATTTAGAGATAATGCTATTGAAAGATATTGTTCATCAATAGTAGCAAACAGTACTCAAGCATATAAAGCACTTGCAGCACACATGCCTATGGTATCAAATTTCTCGCTAGGTAAAGGATATGAAAACTTTATGATATGTGCTGAATATGTAAAGAACTTAGTATCTAAAAATGGTGGAGTATTCTTGAAAGATGATAGAGATGCTGCTATATATGCGGCAGTTGAACATTACAGAGAAGTATCAGCAATCTTGAGAAAATTTAATGATTACTTCCACATGAATGACGTACATTTGGTACTTTCGGCTGAAAACTTTGGAGTTAAGAAAGGAAGTATAGCAATTCGTGATTTAGGATACTTCGTTCCAAGAATTGGTGAGTTCCAAAGTGTTACAGTACCAAGAGGAAATAAAGATGTACAAATTGGATATTACACTTTAGACAATATTGCTTTAACAGCTGATGAAGCTGAAGATACTGGTAAAAGAATTGATAGACTTTCAGAAGTAGTTGAGTCTTGGGCTCCATATGATGAAAACGGAAAATTACTTGTTACAAATGAAAGAGACTTACTTGATGCAAGTAATTGTATTCAACCACTTCTAAAACAATTTGAAGAAAATTATTTATAAATCTATAATCCCATAATAGATAAATCCCATTAATCCCAAAATACATGTATTAAAGAAAACTTAATAGAAGGGGGACGCCCCTTCTATTTTTTTTTTTATTATGGTTCTCTTTTCTTAGTTGGATAGAAAGTATCAAAGTTAAGTCCTTTGAATTTAACTGAAGTATCGTGAGATAACTTAAGTCTCTTTTGCACAAGTTCGTGTTGTTGCTTATTAAGTTTAAGTCCAAAGTTTACAGGTTTATCCCAAACATTTAGCATTTCATAAGGTAAGTCTCCTGCACATTTTGAACATATCATCTCACCTTTACAAGTAAGAACTGAACGCATTTCCATTTCACGACCTGCATACTTATTAAAGTTAGATTCATCTATCTTAATTTCCTTTCCATTATCTATGACCCAACGACCTATAAATTGAATTTTATAATTAGGGTCGACATAAATCTTACAGAATACTTTAGTTCCACAATCAGAACCATATTTATTAAGTCTTATGGTTCTAAATACATAGTTCATCATCTTAGCAACAGCTCCACCAACTTCAGTCGATTTACCTCTTGAATATCCACCTACAAGCCCCATATTAGATGCATAAGATAAGTCTTTCTTTTGAAGTCCGTCTGTTAAAGACTCAGTAGATACTCTAAACTTATTAAAGTCACTATCTTGAGGCAGAGAACCTACCATAACAGCCATAGTTTGAAATTGGTTACTAAGTCCTAAAACTCCACTATCATATGCTTCCATTGCTGGGTCATCAGCATATACTTCTTTAACTTTCTTAATAACTCCTTTAGCAACCTTATCAGCTGCAACTGGGTCATCAGCTTTAAGTCCATCTTTATTTTCTTCTATAAGTTCTTTCTTTAAAGCTTTAATATCAGGAGTTAAGCATAGCATTCCTGTAGATAAAGAAGGATTTACAAATGAGCTCATTCTTAACGAGAATGACTCATATCTATTTATACATCTTTTATAATCGTCAATAGTAATCTCTCCTGATTTAACTTTAACTCCTATATCTGTCATTATTCTTCCAAATACTTTCTTAGTTAGAACTTCAGTAAGAAGTGGTATTTTACATTCTTGGAATAGAAGTTTCCATACTATAAATTGTCCTATAGTACAGTAGTATTTCTTATTACCAGCAAGACCATATACTCCACCTTCAAACTCCATAAGTTCTCTTATATCGTTTTCTTTCTTAAACTTAGTTGTATCTCCAAGTCTTAACTCTTTAAATAAAAATGTCATAGTAATATCATCAGGAGTTGCAGCTTTAAGTTTTGCTACAGTTTCAGGTTTTGCAAGTTTTGCATCTTTTTGAAATACTGTAAATGAATAAAGTGCTTGTTGAGAATCATTACCTAACTTCTTCATATTACCAAGCTTCATATCGAAGTATAAGTTTAAAGATTCTCTTTTCTTTTTACATTCTTCATTAGCTTCATCTGAGAACACTGGTCTTGCAACTGTTTTATCTCCGTCTAAGTCTCCGTCCATTCCAGCGAGTTGTAATGTTGATATCTTTTCGGTTTCAACGAAGTAACCTGATAGCTCTTTCTCAGCCTTTATTGCATTCTCTCTTATATGTAAATCTCCATATTTATCTATAATATAATCTATATCAGGATAATAAGGATATTTCATTCCATAAGCTTCAACCTCAACTGTTCTTAAAGTTGATAGTACATGAATAAGAGTAGGTATAATATTAAAACTATCCATTGTAGGGTGACGAGTAACTATCATATGTCTTTCAGCGACTTCAGCTTCTTCGTACGCAAACATATAAAGCAAATCAGTTATAGTCATAGCTCTTGATTTATTCTTACCATTTACTTTATACTCCATTATAAGTGGTTCACCATCAGGAGTTAGAATAGGATTAAATCTTTCAGATATAGAGTGCAAATAAGTATCTCTATATTCTTTCATCTTCTCTCCATCATAATACATTTCTTTTTCCATTAAGGAGAATTGTGAACCATTCTTTTTTCTCATAGGAAGTTGCTTCAAGAAGGCTGACATTCTTCTTGACATAAATAGAAACATTCCAGCACTTACAGATGTAAGTGGAAATCCAGTTTTATCAACATTTACCTTTTCATCATAGAACTTATCTCCGTCAAATTCATGTCCTGATAAAACTACAAGTGAACCATAGTCCACATTCTTAGATAACGCTCTTTTTCTTTGAAGTCCATACTTACCACCGATAATAGATTTTAAAAAGTCATATAACTGAACTACTTGTAGTTGCATTTGATACATAAGTCTATTTATATCAAACAGCTTTACATCTTTATTGTCTTTTAATATTTTAGCTTTATTCATAAGAGAACGATATAAAGAGTTAAGCTCATCTATACCCATTTGTCCTTGTCTTATATCGACATCTCTAAATGCTATAGGAATAACTATCATCTTATCCGTAAATAATGTAGTCTTATCATATTTCTTTAAAACTGCTCTTACATCTTCTTTAAATAAAGATAAATCTTGGTCTTCATCATTTCCTGAGTTTATATTATTAAACTTAATCTTTTCAAAATTCTTATAAAGCCATTCAAGTCCTGTATATCCTGAAGGGTCTTGAACTAACTCCCCTTTATCTGTAATATTATAGTAATCAGTTCCAGCTATTATTCCATCTATCTTTCTAAAACTT